GAAGCGGCGATGAAAGGCGAATATACATATTATACTGGCGTGCCTTGTAAGCGCGGCCATTTATCAGAGCGTTATACTAAAAATGCTAATTGCATTGAGTGCGGTCATTATCATCAAAAGCGTTATAACAAAATAGTTAACAAACTAATTAAGGATATGAGAGAAAAAGAAAATAAGCCAAAATGATTTGAGCTTACAATTTAAGGGAATTTTTAATGGAAAACAAAAGTGATTTTATTTTACAAGAAATTAAATTAAGAAAAAGCGAGAAGAAAATTTTACACACATTGGTTGCAAATTCTAATCATAACATCGTGACCTTATCTCAAAGACAGCTTGCAATAAAGGCAGATGTTCCCCTACGAACAACCAAATTAGCCATCAAAGAATTAATTCTAAAGGGCGTTCTTCATCAAATAAAAAGAGAGAATAAAGCCCCGTCTTCGTACAGATTATGTGCAATAAAACTTGCACCACCTGACAAAAACATGATCAAAGATAATGGATTTTTTGCACCACCTGACAGAAGTTTAACCACAAAACTTGCACCACATGTTCAAAAAATACCATCGTTTTTGCACCACCTGAAAGAAAAATACACAGCGGAGTCATCGGACATGTCCAAAGAAGATACAGAATTTGCCAAAATTTGCTTTTTATTTCATTCTATGTTAGATAATAATGAAGAATACCCTACGGGTATAGTTTTTAATATACTTAGTTATTTTTTAGATATACTACAGGACGTATATACCCAGGGATTAAAGAGATCTGTAGGTGCAGAACGAATTTTTTTCGAACAAAAAACGAGCAAGAAAGAAACGCAAAAAGATTGCCATACTTTTGGCCAGATTCCGCTTAAGAACAATTCCCTTTTTGATATCACTAGCGAACTCATCGAGCAGTACCAAAAAGCGTACCCGTTCATCGACGTTACCCAACGAATGAAAGACATCATCGCATGGAATGTTTCAAACCCAAGTCGTCGCAAAACTGCAAGAGGCATTCTTCGCCATATCAACAACTGGCTTAAAGAAGAAAATAAAACTCAGTTCAAAAATGAAAACGTTAATGAACGTGGCGTTCCTATTCTTCGTCACTTAACCAGCGATATGCTTATTCCTGTCGTTTATGACTTAGAGGAATTTGATTAATGAGAAGATATAACCCTGTAGAGATAGATAACCGTAAGCATTTGGAACAATCATTACTTTTTTACCTCCTGATGGCACAATCGGATGATATCGCTTTATTAAGCGAAGATGACTTCATGTACGTTGATTGTAAATCTATATTCAAAGTAGCACTTGATAAATATCAAAAAGGCATGCCTTTTAATCCGCTGGAAATTGACGACCATTTCCAGGCCATTAAAAACAAAGATATCTCTGTGTTCTTTCTGGCAGAAAGCGATAAGACTTATTTCATCACTCCGACAAATTACTCCTTTTACTTTAATTACTTTAAAAAAATAAACGAAAGAGATAAGGCATATACGATTATCGTTGAAGCCGCTGAAAGACTTGAGCGTGGAGAAGAGAAAGAAAATGTTCTTCTAAAAGTTACTGAGGAGATAATCAGTCTTTCTGTGCAAACAAAATCTTGTGAAGAAGAAAGCGATATCGCTCTTTATAGAGAATTTTTTGATTTAGAAAAACCAATTAGTAAAAAGCATACGGCTTATAGCGGCTTAAAGGCTTTAGATTATAATCTTCGTAATTTAACCGGAGGGCGATTGATTGTAATTGCAGCGCGTCCAGGGCAAGGAAAATCAGCTTTAGCAATTCAAATCATGGCAAATGCTATTTGTAAAGAAAAAAAAGTTGGCTATATCTCACTTGAGATGGGCAAGAATGAAATCATCTCTCGAATGATGGCCAACAAATACGAGTGCAATGTGAGCGAATTGCAAAAAGGACAGAAGTCGACTGTCATGGATTTAATGACCAGCTATTCTAAAAATCCATTTCCTGCAAATCATTTGTTTTTAAACGATAGCTTATTTAAATTATCTGCGATTAATCGTAAAATACGGGAATGGGAGCAAGAGGGTATTGAGCTTTTGATAGTTGACCATATCGGCCTTATCGATTCTGAGATTGACTCAACGCGTAACGACCAACTTGGGAAGATATCGCGAACGCTTAAGCAACTTACCCAACAATTGCAAATTCCGATTATCGCACTCTCCCAGCTTAACAGAGCTTCAGAGAACGAAAAAAGAAAGCCAATGCTTTCTGATTTGCGTGACAGCGGCAATATCGAACAAGATGCGGATGCGGTGATTATGTTTTATCAACAAACCGTGACGAATGATGGAATTAAGATTTTTGATTTAGGGCTTTTAAAAAACCGTGCAGGCATCACCGATTGGCTAGGCCCTCGTTTTGCCTTCAACGGATGCATACAACGATTTTCGGAATTGATGCTAAATGTCCAAGTCAGATGATGAGCAAATATTAGCCTTACAGGCTGAAAATAGGATAATTTGTGAACATTTAGGGGTAAGTTATGAAGCTTTACGCTCATTGAGGCATCTAGACCCCCTGCAAGCGGCCCAAATCATAAAGATAAGGCGCCAAGATTCAACGTTCTTAAGTGAGGTAATGCAGTGGTAGCGGTAAAAGGTAAAAAGTCTTCAGAAGGCATTAAAATCAGTTCTGAGCCATGGGCGTTTGAGGTTCAGCTTCCCTACCCTCCGTCTTTGAATAAAATATATGCAACAAGTAAGAAGACTGGGAGAAGGTTTTTAACAAAAGAGGGTAAGGCTTACAAAGCATATGTCGTCTATCTCTTGAAAGAAGTTAAAGCTCCTCGCTTTGATGAAATCTTGCATGTGGATTGTTATTTTGTTCCGCCAGATAATCGCATTAGAGACGAAGATAATCTTCATAAGCTTTGGCAAGATGCATTTACCGATTACGGCGTATGGTCAGACGATAGTAAATCTAAAAGCAAATATTCGCTAATGTGTCCTGCTGATAAAGACAATACTCAGCTATCGGTTAGAGTGATTGGAAGGATTAACGAATAAAAGCACTTAACAGACTAATGTGAGAGTGCTAAGTGCTTCGGATTATCTAATTAACACAAAGGTTGAAAGGAACAAGATGGATTCTACCAACTGAATTACCGCTTCTTGCTCGATTAAAACGTGAAGCGAGTGAGACTCGAACTCACGACACCATCCCATTCCTTTCGGGGAGAAGCGACAGTCACTCTACGCAATGAGCTAACTCTCTATTTCAGAACAAGTGTTGGAATCCAACCAACCCCCTACTGCGCCTCTCACTTTCATCCTACCAAAAACGATATTATTAGACAAGATATTTCAAATACTTTATAATTTTTAGTAGCACATCATGGATGGAATTGGTTAAAACGAGTATAATATTTATGCTCGTTTTTAAAAGGATATCCAAATTATGTTTGAACGCATGTTAAATACCCATCACCGGGTCATCGATAGCATCACAATTGTTCCTCACGATACAAAAGCTTTACATATCCCAATGGATTATTTGACTGAGAAATTAAACTTTGAACCTGTAGCTGCAGAGCTTTATGTGGATAGAGAAAATCATTGCATAGGTTATAAGTTCGTTAGCGCAAAAGACAGTAACTACAATTACCGTGTTTTTAGGCGCAATAACTGTTTTGTCTTAAATCTATCAAGTGTTTTTAAAGAGTTTGGCTTGCCAAAGCGGCCTGATGGCACTTATTTTCCAGAGCATTTCTGGGATAGAGCAATGCTTGTTATTAACCTATCTTGTATGATAAAATCAGCTTAGATTATTTAGGCATAGGAACCAGAGATAATCTACTCATTAAGCCCGTCGTTAAGCTCTACGGGCTTTTTTACCATATAAGTCTTTGTAATTTTCTATCTTTTGTTTCATAAATAAGCTCGCCATGATCCTTTGTAACAAATCTTCTTTTGCAATTAGGGCATTTTTGAGGGCGTGACGAAACAATTGTTGTTGGTGCATGTAAACATTTAAATTCAAAGATTTTGTTGCAGTAATCACAGTAAAAAGTCTTAGTCACGGCATTCCCAGCATTTACCATTTCCATTATCTGTAATAGGAATTAGGCGCGGACATGTCTTGCAGTCAGCCCATTGTATAGGTTTTAGGGCATAAGACTCTGTGGTGTTAGCGCATGCATCATCCAGAATGACCTCTAGCCTTTTGGCGCCTTTCTCTGAAAGATAAAAGTCAGCCCCTTGTTTTGTACAAACGCGCTCGACTGGCCGGTCAAAATAACTAAAATCATCTAAATCAAAATATATCTCATCAAGTTTAACTATTCGGCTCATTTGAGGCTCCTATCTTAACAGCAACTGTATCTCTTTGAATCTTTGCGAGGCTGACCAGTAAGAACGAGAATGGTCGCCATACTCTTCTATTATTTTATCGTTATTTTTTAAGGTGATTACTAAAAAATATGTAACGTCTGTTTCTGTTACTGTCTTTGTTTTTCCATCTTTTTGCTTTTTCTTGCGCTTAACTTCCTTCCTGGTTGATTCTATTTCAATGCAAAATATTTGGTCAGCATTTATCATTAAATCTTTAGATGAATATGACTCGTCTATGTATTGCCTTTCTATAGTAATAAACTTACTCATCTCTAATCCTTCTTTAATTTAGGGGTAATATGCACTTCTTCTTTGGTTTTATATCCGGCTAAGGACTTTAAAAAAGCAGAAGGGCTATCAAAGTTTATTTCTCCATCAAGATATTCTCCAATCTCTTCATCCCACTTTGTATATTCGTTAGAGATGCAGGAAGAGGCTTTTTTAAAGAATGAAAAGTATTGAGGGTTCATTTTAATAGCTCCCTTAGTTCGTTGTAGCGTTCAGGAGCTTCTGCTCTGATATCAAATTTTTCAAAGAATATCTCACCATTCTTAAAAAGAACCTTTAGAGAATCACCAGCAGTTGTAAATAAAGCAATAAAATCACTAGCAATGCAACATGGAGACTTTCCTTCAAAGTGAAATTCTATAAATTTACTCATTGTTTCTCCTATTGTTTAGATTGATTCCATCCATTTGTAGCAAAGATGATTCAAGGCATCCTCAGCGTCGAGAGCCGTTTTATACTCTAAGACCTTTTCAATGCCGTTATCAAAAGTGAGGGTTATCTGCGTAGGGGTAGTAGCTCCAGCAAATATCACTCTATTTATGTAAAAGAAACACTGACGTACAGGCATTGGCTTTGGTACGGCTTGGGTTGGTTTTTTACGTTTAAACATATTTTCTCTCCTATTGTTTATCAATTTCTACCACAAACCCCATAGACTCAATGATAGCGAGTTTATCGGGACGTAATAAGGTTTTTCCGAGCAACTTTGCAAACTTCTTGGACATATCGCATGCCGGATAATAGGTCTTAGAAGTTCTCTTTTTTACGAAGATTTCATGATAGCATTTTGGTAAATTGGAGTAATACATCTTTGACATATTTATTCCTGGTTTTCTCTGATTTCTTCATAAACTGCTGCGCATTTCTTACAAGATGGTAAGCGTTCTCCGTCCTTCATGTTAAAGAACTTGTACGCAAGCTTACGCTTTCGGCATAAGAAACATCGTCGCATGGGTGGATTTTTGTTTACTTTCGGCTTCTTAATTACCTTATGTGCGTTGTATAAAGGAAGACATTTTTCGCACAAAAGTGGGGAATCAATATCTTTCCAGAGCTTTGTTAGAGCAATTGTATTAAGCATTTTTTCACACGGTTGGCATAGGATTTTTGTCATTCAGTTTCTCCATGCCTTTATCTTTGATTGCGCCCACAAAAATAAGGCCACTACCGGGACTGCACATATTGCCAGGAAGGAGAATATCAGTGGAATCATGTAAAATAGCGCAACAATAGCCATCGGTATTAGTATTATTGTTAGTAAAATTGTAATCATATTTTCTCCTTCTTATTCTTAGTCTTTAAGTAATAGATATATACATAAAGAGCATATGGTATAAAAACCCACGGCTGGTTGACTTTTTCTTTTGCAAATTAAACATCGAAATTCATTTTTCTTAAACCATCTTTTTATTTTATTAAACATAGCTTCTCCTAAATAAAACATCAGCGCCCGAAGGCGCCAATGAGTCCACACTGTTGGGTAGTGAGTTGGTTAGTCCTGAATGATAAATTCATTCATGTTTAGAAAATCATCATTGCCATGAACTGGGGTTGCACTTAATGTTGTTATACCATCATAAAATGGCTTTAAAGCCTCTCTCATTTGCTGGATAAGCTCATTTTGCTGCTCTTTAGTCATCATTTCATAAGCTACAAAAGTGTCTGTCCAGCTGACTAAGGTTGTCCAAATGGCGCTCATACTGCTTTGCAAGTCGGCTCCTGTTCGTCGTTTTTGCATGGCTATTTCATTAAATTTAGCTATTTCTTCTTTAGTCATTTCTTAATCCTCTATAAATAACTTATTCAATTTTTTTCTTACTATATCGGTCAAATCTTTATGGAAAAGAATAGCTGCTTTCATAAATTCTGCATATTGCTCAGGAGTTATATCTCCATCGGCTAATAGGTCCTGTAGGCAATATTTTGCTATCCGGGAACTTTGATAAATATGAGTAAAATAAGAGGCCATTTCGTTATATTTTTTATTCATTTTTTACCTCTGCATTCTGCGCATATATGGTTGACATTAAACATCTTGGCCCATTGTTCATAGATGATGGCCATCCATGCGAAGTTTACTTTACATATTTTGCATTTAATCATTTTCTGCTTCCTTTGTATTGTACGGTCTTGCTAATGCCGAGCCTTCTGCCATCTTGAGTAATAGCTTCTTAAGCTGCGGGTCATTACTATTTTTCAGTTCGTTATAATTGCCAACTAGGTCGAAAGGGTCAGTAAAGAAATAGCCTACGGGCTCTTCATTTCCTTCTTGATAGACTAGTTTAATCATTTTCTCTCACCCCGAGCAGTTTGTTTATATGTTCATTAAGGATTTTTAGGTTGGCCTCTATCGGTTTTATTATGTCATTCAATTGGGTTTTTGCCTCTAATGTAATCTCCTCACTTTGAATAAGCCGTCCTACATCTTCTAATCGCAATTTAAAGATATAGATAGCGGTTTCAATATCCTCTAATCCATTCAAAATAGATTTTTTGATAACCTTTTCGTAGTACTCTTGCTCTTGCGGGTTTAGCATCATTGGTCTCCTTGCGTAAATGTTGGGGCATTCGGGATTTCGTTGTCTTGGCGAGCGTAGAGCTTCCTTAGATGTTTGATTAAGTAAAAATGGCAGTTCTCTTCAATAACATCTACAAATCCTTTTAATCTGTTTCTATCGCCCTCACCAATTAGTCCATCCATACTGATAGTTGTTAGCAGGAAATTTAAATCGTTAACAGCGTCTTGTAACTTCCCTACCTGTATTTCGTAGTATTTTATTTCTTCATTCATTTGAGGTTTCCTCTTCTTCGTCAAAATATATTGTGACCGAGAGAGTAGCCATACTTATTAGCTCCAGTGACGACATAATATGCTCATATATATATGACGGCATCGTGGAGCCGGAATAAATAATTTTAACCCCTTTCTTCAGGCTAACTAGGCTTTTCCCTATTTGGTATTGAGCCATACTAAAATCTTCTTCTGTCAATGTGCTTTTAGTCATTGTCTTTCCTCACGTTTATTCTTATCATGTTCAGCTAAACCTTCCATAATGCGTTTAACATCAGGGCGTTTCATGAATATTTTTGCCCATTCGGCTATGGAGAGCTCTATTTCGTTGTCTATTTCTTTTTCAGTCATTCTGACCCCCTCTCTTCTTCAAGGTTGAGCAAGTCGATATATACCTCTCTTAGTCTTGCGTTTAAGTCCCATACGCGCTCATCATGCTCGTCATCGGCCATCTCCAAAATGGCGATATGCATCAAGCTATATCCATCATGAAGAAAGCCTTTAAGGGTTTTGGCAGTCATTACTCTTCCTTGTTCTCTCTAAAATACGTATTACGCGTAACTTCCCACCATGCAGGAAAGTCTTTAACGACATTTCTTATAGCGAAATAGATTACAGTCCAGGTGAAAATTACATCTAGATAGTGCCACATGGTGACCTCCTATAAACCGTTATATTGGATTGCGTAAGCTAAGATGCCATATATCTCAGCATCAGAGACAGATGGTGCTCTTTCGATGTTTTGGATATTGTCTGCGAAGGCTTCAATAATGAGGGAGGCTCGTTTCCAATGCTTCCATTCGATACCGAACTCTTTTTTGCATAGCTCGACTCTTTCTATGATATTGGCTAAGGTTAGTCCTTTTGAGTACATGCCCATGATAAGCTCCTGATTGCGTTAAAGTTGGCATAGTGTGTTTTGTAAGTGTTATAATTACAGTATATAACAAACCGATTGGAAGTCAAGGGGGATTTAGAATAATTTAAGTATTTCTTGTTAGAGCATATTATGTACAGTTTGTTACAATTCTGTTACAAATGCGTTACATTTCGGTTACAATTCATTGCCCTTCCGAAAGCTGCTTCGTTTGACCATCAAGTATTTGCCAAGGTTGGGCACCTACCATATTCCCGGTATCGGCATAATGGTCCATAGTTAAACACCCCCAACTGTTCCACCCCTTTAGTCTGTTTGACCCCGGGTCATTCAAAACAAGTAAATTACATATTAAAGTTCCGTAATTAACATACTTTTTTACCGCAATGCGAAAAATAGTACCGCAATTGCGATGACATGGCGGTTAAACTGTGATAGCACCCCTATAACCCTATATTGTACCGGTACTATGGTAGGTTTATTGTTCATTAGGGTTGAACCCTATAGAGATGACTCTAATCACCCTAATGAACGTGGCCGTGGCCGCTTCGGACCGAAATGGCCAACTATTTTTACCATTTGAAAACCGAATTCGCCCACAAGGCATCAAAAATGTGGTATAAGCGCCACATTCCGCCGGAGTCCGCCATATACCGCCACATTTGTCAAATATTCATTCACACATTAATCCTTATCCGCTATAATCATCCAAGCATTTCAAAATAATGTGTGGAGTTCATGAACGACGAAACTTACTTTGTAATATTAAGCGATGACCGACGCGCTAAGCTTATAGAAGCTATTGCGTCTGGGTTTACAGTAAAGATTGCGTGCGAATATGCGGGCGTTAATCCTTTGGCCTATCATGCATGGAAACGTGGGGCTGAAGTATATTTAACCAAGACAGCTAATAAGATAGAGCCGGATGCCTTTGAAGTAATGGCATTTGAGCTGTTTGACGCGATAGAGAGTCAGCGGTTCAAGAATGCCAAGGAAGCCATGGGTTGTATCTTCTCTGCCATGCCTAAAGACTGGCGTGCAGCTGAACGTTGGCTTGAGATGAATTACCCTGAAGACTATGGCTCTAAGGCTAAACCTATTAAAGAAGAGGAAAAGAAAACGCCCGTCTTTGCTATCTATAGTGAGCCTAATCCGGACGCTTCCGATGACTGAGAAAATAGAGTATTTCCCTGATGTAACCATTTCTCATTTCATGAAAGACCGTTCGCCTATTAAGCTTATATTTGGGCACGTGGGAAGCGGTAAGTCATCTGGTTGCTTAGTTCACTTGATGCAATTGTCCCTTGGAATGCCTTTATGTAAAGATAAGAAGCGAAGAGCCAAGTGGGTTATTGTTCGTAATACGTTTTCTGAGCTAGAAATGACGACCTTAAAGACATTTCTTTATTGGTTCCCTGAAGACAGTTTTGGTAAGCTTAATCGAACCCCTCCTTATGAATATAATATGCGTTTTCATGACCAAGAAGGATTTGAATGTGAGTTTGACTTTATATTCTTATCTATTGATTCAGAAAAAGATGTTAAAAAGCTGCTGAGCTTAGAAGTTACTGGTTTTTATATTAACGAGCTTAGGGAAATACCAGCAACTGTCTTAAATGAAATGATTACGCGTCTAGGTAGATTCCCTAAGTCCGAAGACTTATTGATTCCCCCTCCACCAAAGCAGACTGGCTATTACACATGTATTATTGCCGACACAAACCCACCTAACCAGAGACATTGGATTAAAGAAAGATTCTTTGATAAAAAGGATGGGGCATTTAAAGATTTCAAAGTATTTGTGCAGCCTCCTGCAATGACGTGGAGCCCTGAGCAAAAGACTTATATCATAAATCGTAAACGTGAAAATAAACGCGGTATAAAAGACGATTACTTCCTGCGCCAAGTTGATACGCTAGACCCTGAGAAATTTAAGATATACGTTCTAGGTGAGTTTGGTAGCGTATTTGAGGGCAAGCCGGTATTTCCGCAATATAATTCATCAGTACATATGGCCAAGGATGTCATTAAGGTCGTTGCCAATGAATCTTTATATCTAGGCTTTGACTTTGGGTTATCGCCCGCATGTGTAATTGCACAATACATTGGTGGCCAGTTTAGAGTATTGGATGAAATCTTTGCGCAGCATATGTCATTAGATTCATTCATGGATAACCAAGTTATCCCATTCCTTAATTCAAAGTATCAAGACTTTTATATTCAAAAGAACATTAAGTGTATGGTTGACCCAGCTGGCTCTCAGCAGAATCAGGCAGTGACTGCGTTTTGTATCGGTACCTTAGCGAACTATGGGATTCCGGCCCAACCTGCGCCTACAAATATATTAGAACCACGATTATCAGCAGTGACTAAACCATTAGAGAAAATGGTTGGCGGTCAGCCTGTGTTCTTATTAAGTCCTAATTGTACTTTTATGCATGATGCATTAAGTGGCGGCTATCGTTACGCTATTGTTCAGAGCGGGCTAAGTAGCAGCGGCCGAAAATACAGAGATTTGCCAGACAAAAACGAATATTCACACATCATGGATGCATTGCAGTATTGCATGATGCAACTGTTCCACATGGAACAAAACAATACAGATATTGAGATAGAAACGTACTGGGATGGTTCAGCTTACGTTAACAGATTTAAAGAGAAGGTAAGATAATGGCTACAAGTGATTATGGTTTTGAAGACCCATTGAAGATGGATGAGATTGAGTTTACTAAGTACGCATTCGAATGTAGAGGCGCGTGGGAAGATTGGTACGCTCAAAATATTTCGAAAGCTCGCTCTAATAAGCAGTTTGTGTATAAAGACCAGTGGGACCAGCAAACTAAATCAAAGCGCCAAGCAATGGGTAAAGAGTGCTTAGAGAACAACGTTATTCGCCCTATCATACGAGCCTTAACCGCTGAGCAAAGAGCGATTGACCCTCAGGTAAATATCTATGCTGGAAATACTGACATTCCAAGTCAAAAGGTGGAACTGATTAGTGGTCTTTGGCGTCAAGTCTGTTATGACTCTGACTCTAAGATTGTTTACTCAACAGCCTATCGAGACCAGATTGACGCAGGCTATGGTGCAATGAAGCTTGCTATTCAAAAGCAAGAGGGCGCTACGTTAAATAAAGTATTAAGGCTTGAGCCAGTAAAAGATGCATTACGATGCTTTTGGGACCCATCCGCTAAAAATATGTTTAAGACAGATGGTGCTTTTGCTGGCCAAGAATTTGAGATGTCTGAACGTGAGTTCATCAAGAAGTTTGGTATTACCCCCACTGAATATGCAGATTTTGGAACGACAGGTGCTATCTATAAAGAGAAGACAGTTATCCTTCTGCAATTCTATTTAAAATGCCATTACGATATTCAAATCTTTATTTTAGAAGATGGTACTGAGCTTTCAAAAGAAGAGTATGAAGAGCTTGAGAAAGAACAGCAAATCAAGATTGCAATGGAGCGTGTGAAGTACGAAGAGTTTGTGAAGATGGCCGAGATGCAAGGCGTTCCGCCTGAAAGCATTCCGCCCTTCCAGAGCCGCATTCAACCCATTCCGCAAATTGACAAAAGAAAGAAGACAACAAGTCATTACATTATGAGTTACTTGTTGTGCAAAAATCATGTTCTTCAAAAGCAAAAGCTTCCATGCAAACTAATTCCCTTGGTATTTGTTCCTGGCGACTTAGTCGAAATGGATGGTCAAGAGATGACTATTCCTTACAGTATTGATGCTGAAGCACCTCAACGCGCCATTAACTATTTGTTCAGTGAAATCATATACAGCGTTAATACGCGCGTGCGCTCTAAGGTTTTTGCAACCAAGACACAGATTGGTGCGCATACTGAACAATGGGATTATCCTAATCGTTCATGGATATCCACGGTCACGCCTGACCCAATGAGCCCTGGAATGCCCCAGCTTATTAATCCACCCGCTGTTGACCCAATACTTTTAGAGCTTTATCAGCAGTTCATTACAGACGTTAAAGACATGTTAGCCGAAAGAAGCGAGATGGCTGATGATGCCAGTGGCACTGCGCTCTTAACGAACGAAATGCTGCAAGGCAGTTCACGTGGCGTTTACTCTGACAACCTTAATTTAGCCATCGGCCATCTCACCAAGATTGGATTATCCCTTCTGCCTTATGTTTATGACACCGAAAGAACCATTGTTATTCGTAAAGAGAATGGCGAAGTAGATTACAAGACCATTAACAAAATGACGTATCAAATGGATGAGAAGGGCGACTTCATTATTGATAATGACATGTCGCATGCTATTGAGTATCTCGTTGAAGTATTTGGTGGGCCAAGTTACGCAGCTCAGCGTGTCTTTGCCGTTAACTTCTTAGAGCGTTTAGCGTCTATGGACCCACAACTTCTGCCTTTAATCATTGATGAAATCATGAAGAACGCACCGTTTGTGTTCAGTAACAAGCTTATCAAACGCTTCCAAGAGAAGATTATGCCGCCTGATATCGTAGCGTTAGAGGCGGGTCAACAGCCTCCTCCGCAACAACCTACGCCTCAAGAAGAGCTTATGAAGCTTATGAAGATGAAGGAGATGAGCGGGCTTGTTAATACCGTTAGTGATGCGCAAATCAAAGAGAAGAAAGTTCAGATTGAGCAGCAACGTGCTGATACTGAGCTATTTGAAAGCATTACCAAGGGAGCAAGCGCGATTATTGACGACCAAGCTAAGATGATTGACAGCTTAAATGAAGTTCAGCGCACAGAAATTGAGGCAACGGGACAAGAAAATGACCATTTAGAGGCAATTATTGATCAAATGATAACCAACGAGCAAAAATACGTTGAAGCACAAGAAAAAAATCTACAAAGTGTTTAAAAGTATTTCACTGTTTAAATATTTATGTTAAATTTGCTAGGACATATTTTACTTTAAGGTAAATGCATGACAGATGAGATTACTGACGGTCATTTAGACCGGCTGGATGAAGTGATAGAAGAATTTGATAGTCCAGAACCTTTGGAAGATGATGCGCCAGAGGTTATGGAAGCCGCGGATGATGACCAAGACGAAGGGTTTGAAGACGCTGGAGAAGAAGAGCATCAAGCGAAGCGAGAAAGTGACGGCTTAACACGTAATCAGCGAAGAGCGAAGACGCGTTATGACAAAATTTATCGTGAAAAACGTGAAGCGCAAGAAAGAGCGCAAGCGTTAGAGGCCAAGCTTCAAGAGAATGAGCGCCAATTTCAGGAATTAAGCCGAGAAGTTGAGCGTTATATCAGTGGAACAGGTCTAGGCACCCAACAGACACAATCTGCCGATGGCAATGTAGACGTGGCAAGTATTGCCCGCGAAGCTGCCAAGGAAATGTTGCGTAAAGAGAGAGAAGAAGCTGACCTTCGGGCTCGGCAGATGGCTTTTGATTCACGCAAACAAAAGATTGGTAATGAATGGGAGCCTATCTACAAAAAGGTGGAAAGAACCCACCCAGCTGTAGCAGGTTGGTTTGTTAATGAGTTTGCTAGCGATGTGGTAAATAACCCGGACAGGCTCGATATCCTCGAGGCTGCTCAAGAGTTAGATTATCCGTTGGAAAGTTTGTACGCCGCCGCAGCCGATGAAAGTTTTAAGCGCTTGACCTTGGGAGGCAAGATTAAACTTATTGCAAAAGCTAATAAGAAAATCGCAGCCAGAAAATCCCAGCCAAGCAAAGCAGATAACCCAATTGAGGCTCCGGGAAATGGCGGTACACGTAGAGGTGGCCTACCCAGTAACGAGGAGCTCTTTAAAAACTGGACTTAACAAATGGCTAATAATTTTACTGTCACTCAGCTGTTCTCTAAAGGCGGCTTGATGGACTATGCAGCTAACTTACGTACAACTATGTTAGCTAAACCTTACCGCAAGTTTGATGATAATGCGACCCAAGGTACAACCATTAATGAAGCTTACCCTTACCGTTTAAGCGGCGTTAACACTTTAACTTATACTAATGGCGACGTATCGTCAGTAGCTGACTTCTATCAACCTATCACGCTAAATATTGTCGGAACCGTTCCCTTTGGCTTAAGCGCTCAAGAAATGACTTTCGCATCTAAGGCGTCTACTGTTGAAGAATTTCGCCAATACTATACTGTTCAGGCAGGTAAAACCCTTGCTAATATTATCAACGGACAAGTAATCGGTGCTTGTTATAAGCACTGGACAGACGTTATCGGTGACCCAACAGCAGCCTTAAATGGTGTAAGTACTTTATCTGATGTTAACTCTCAGTTATCTCGTATGGAGCTTATGAATGGCGAACCTATTTATGTAGGCTTAAGCCCTGATGCATACAATGCATTGCAAGTGCCTTACGCTCAGTACTACAACGAAAACATCAACTATCCTATCTTAAAGAATGGCCGTGTAGCTTACCTACAAGGCTTAAACATTTATGAAGATAACTTGATTAGCAAGCATACCAATGGTTCTTTTGCAACTTCTGGTACGATTCAGGTGAATGCTTCTGTTACTAGCGCAACATTGAATGCGACTTCTAGCACGATTGTATTGAAAGGCTTTACAGCTTCTCAGTCAAAAGTTCTAAAAGCAGGTGACTACATTTACTTTGGTACAGCTGGAAACTATGTTGAAAGCGTATTACCTCAATCTCCAAGTGTACATACCGGTAAACCTAAAACATTTATGGTAATGGCCGATGCAGATAGTAATGGCTCTGGCTTAGCTACAGTTACTGTTAACCCCGTTTACTCTGATTCTGCTAATAACTACCGTAACGTTTCTCGTCAAATCGTAACGAATGACGTAGTGACCTTATTCGGTGGCGCTAGCACGACTTGGACTAAGAACTTAGTATTTAACCGTGGTGGTTTCTGGTTTGCTAACCCTCCAATAGCAACCTACCCATTGCAACCTGGACTTAAAGGTCAGAAACTATCTGGTTTACCGAATGAAACTGTTGAAACAATGGTTATTCCACAAACCGGTGGTGTTCGTTTAAGTATTAACATGGGTTTTTTTGGTAGCTTACAAAACTTTAGTAATGAGGTTGCGCTTCGTACAATTTGCGGTGCGTTACCTTTTGCTAATTACGGTTTCGTATTAGCTTCTAAAGTTTAATCCAAAATCCAAGGGGCGCTTTGGCGCCCTTTCGAGGTGTTAATGGCTACCACTGAGTTTATAATTAACACAGCTTACCGATTAGCGGGTGTTAATAGGCGTGGACAAATAGTAGATGGGCCGCAATATGGCGAAGCATTTAATATTTTAAATCTTATCGTATCGAATTGGTCGCAGCAGAATATTTACATATTCTACGAAACTGCATTAGAAGTAGAGTTAGAAGCGGGATTGCCAGTTTATAGGATAGGAAATAATGAAGACTATGAAATCAATACTAATCCTTTCACTATCATTGATTATATTACATATAATGTTGCTGAAGTTTATTATACCCCAATTTACCTAACGCCCATTGAGTTTGACTCGATTGGGTTTAAGGACATTACAACTTACCCGGGTTACTGGAGCTATGATGTCTTTAAAGACTATACGGCTTTACGTTTCTTCCCAAGACCTACGGGTTCTGAATTATTCAAGATTCGAGGCAAGCAACGTCTTGATTCCTTTGTTGCGTTTGAAGTAAATGATGCGGTTCCTGATTATGCCGTACTGCCCTTGGCGTATGAGTTGGCATCTCATCTTGTGGTGATGGGACCTTCTCAGCCTCAGATGGATTTCCACAAGAACTTAACTTATTACCGTCAGCTGATGATTGACAGCAACCAGATTGATTTACAGACGAAAGACCAGGTTGCATTTAAAACTTGGAAGCAAGGCATTATGCGCAGTAGCGGGAGTATTTACTAGTGGCACAGCCTTTGCAGGATATAGCCTTCCCGGTTGCCGGAGGTTCTAACATCCAAAGGGCTGCTGCCTTTGATTCTCAGCAATCTATCAACTGGTACCCTTATGCCGATACGGTAACGGGCGAGACCGTCATGATGCCTTTTGCTGGAAGTGTTAAGCAGTTAGACTTTGAAGTAGGGGAAAACCCCTATAAAGCCCGTCCCGGTGGGACGCTCGCATTAGAGCAAACGGCTTATTGTGTGATAGGTAAAAAAGTCTTTGAAATTGATGTTAACTTCAACCAGACGGAGATAGGTGAAATTGGCACTAGTACTGGCTCTGTTGATATGTGTACGGGTGGTGTCTATATATTGATAGTTGATGGCACAGGTGGCTGGACATATAATATTGTCACATCAACGTTTGACCAAATTACTGATCCGGCATTTCCAACAAGCCCCACAACATGCACCGAGTATCGGGGCTATTTCCTTGTGAATGACGCGGGCACCCAAACGCTTTACCAGTCCGCGATATACAACCCCACCAAGTGGGACGCCCTCTTGGTTATTTTAGTCAACTATCGTTCATCGCCTTACGCCTATCCCTTGATTGGGGTACGCTCGGTTAATGGCCGTATTTTTGCTTTCACTACAGGCTTCATTGAGGTATATGAGCAAACGCCTAAGGCAGGTTTTGCTTTTCGCTTAGATAATAACCTTATCTTTGGTTATGGTGCCATTGCTCTGCAGGGTATTGCTAAAGGCACAGCAGGCGAAGAAGGCCAAGCTTTGCCAGAGTTCTTATGCTTTTTAAGTAGAACTTCTGATGGTACGCGAAAGATTATGATGACCTCAGGTCAACCTCCAAAGGTTGTGTCTACTTCTAGTATTGAATATCGCCTGAGTAAACTTGCGCATCCTGAAGACGTAACTACGTTAGTATGGTCGGAAGGTGGCCAGACATTTGTGCATTTTAACTTTACGTTAGATAGCGTCACCATGACTTATAACGTGACCGGTAATAACTGGTTTGACCTTCAATACAATGGCAATAATCGTTATTTTGCTGAAGCCTTCATGGCTTTTAGAAACAAAAAACTTGTGACTTCTTACCTAGACGCAAGTCTTTATGTTCTTTCAGAAGATTACATTACCAATAATGGTACCCCTATTACGCGTACACGCGTGACAAAGAATATGCGTATTAAGGGCTACAAGAACTTTACCCCTTATTACTTGGAGCTTTACTTTCAGCAAGGGGAAAGCTTACCGGGTGATGGGCAGCCCGATACTGAGCATTACGTTTATGGGGCCGATGCCCAAGTCTACTTATATATATCGAATGATGGCGGCCAGACCTATGGACCCCCAATGAAAAAGCCTATCGGTGTATTTGCCAATAGAATGGCTACCACCCGCTTTGAAGGTAGCGGAACGACAAAAGACATTACTTTCATGATAGAAATCTTGGCTCCTATTAGAACCTATTTAATGGGGGCAATGTTTGGCTATGTGCCGGTGGATAGTACAGGATAATGCAAGAGATAGTAGCGCCACTGGCGAACATGCAAATTAACGCGGATGTATTAAACGATGAAAAAATTTCGATCGACTATCAGCGCTTCTTCCAGAATCATCATCTTTTTACAGAAGCTGTTAAGAATCGTGCCTTTGATTGTTTTACCCTCAATCCCGATTTTAATATTTTGTCTAGTAACGGGACGGCTCCAGTTACCGAAGGAGACCCTAACGACACCGAATTTGTCAAAAAATGGTTTCTCTACAATGGCGGAGGCTCAAACGCGTTCACGCTAACGCCAACGGCCTACACGTCAACTGAGCAGGGTATCACGAGCTCTCTATATTATATAAACATGCAGATAACGGCGCTTGATTCGCCACTCTATATATATAACGTGAACTATTCCACGACCAATCAGTTTAATGGCGCGGGTGTTTATAGTGGTGAAGCGGTGACATTCTCAGCCGTTGTAAGAAACAACGGAACCAATACGCCCAAATGTCGATTCAGTATGATGCTATCAGATGGAACCGAGGTTCCAGGTCCTGGCCATTTCTTAGAGCCCGGTATAAATAGTTTCTATACAACTTTAATTATGCCTGATTTTAGCGCAACCGACATGGGCGCTAATCCATTCGCGCAACCTAGATTTATTTTTGAAGACATTTATTCATCAAATACTAATTTAGATATATACTATGTCAAAGGCGAATTAAGTAATTATGCAACGCCGTTGCAAATTAACCATATTGTGCAGTTATTAATCTGCAATACGATTACGTGAGGTAAAAAATGGGTCTTTCACTTTTTGGAAACTCTGGCAGTGACAAATATGGGAAGGCTATTGCTGCGCAGCAACAATACTACAACCAGGCTGCTCAATCTTTAGCGCCTTATACACAAAATGCAGCTCAAGATTTTAATACAGGCCGAAATGCCTTGTATCAACAAGGCTCGCAGATGATGCAGCAGCCTTCCCCGCTCTCTCTCTTTGGCGATTACACGCAAATGTCGCCTCAGCAGGCTATGCAACAGGCGGCAAGTGGATATTCTATGTCTCCTCAGGCGCAAAACCAGATGAAGTACATGGAAAATGCAGCTACTAATCGCCTAAATTACGACGGTTTGTATGGCTCTGGTCAAGGTAATTTGCAAATGGCCGAGATTGCCAATGATATTCAGTCCAAAGACATGGGTCAGTACATGAGAACTTTAGGTTCGACCCTTGATAAGCAACTAAAGATAGCCGGAATGCAAGATAACGAGCGCGCTGGGCTTATGAAAAACTGGCAACGCATGATTGATAGAGAATTTGGTGCATCAAATACGATGGCCGGCAACGCAATGCGTACTGGAAATGAGATTTCAGGGCTTTATAGAGATGAAGGACGTAATGAGTCCCAAAATCCTGGCCTTTTCCAACAAGCTTTATCTTTAGCTGGCGCAGGTCTTGGTCTTTATGACAATCATGCCAGAACACAGGCATATGTTGACCAAGCAGAACGATATAGACCCTTATTTTGAGGTAGAAAATGGCATTTAGAGAAACATTAGGCGAATCATTTTCAAAACCGTATGAGTCAGTGACCAGAGCGGGTGGAAATCTATCACGCTCTCGAATGAACGACCAGCGCACCTTACAGATGCCAGAAGAGCAACGAAGACGCGATTACATGACCAAAATAAGGGCAAATCTTATTCAGCATCAGATGAAGATGGCTGAAGGCCGTCTAGGGCTTATGGGCCAAGGTCAAAATCAAAGAGCCCAAGAATTTTTGCAAAGATTGAATGAGCAGAAGCGTGAGTTTGACGAAAGCATGGGCTATAAAAACAAAGCCCTTGATATGGGGGTTGGCGTTGGAGCAGGTAAGCGACCTGCCTATCTAAAGGCCTTTGAAGACGCTCAGGCAGCTGCCGAGGAAGCTGGTGCTCTAAATAAAGATGGCTCAGTAGATATGGCCAAATTAAGTCAAAATCCTCAATTATTGGCTCGTTATAATTTAGGGATTGAGTACGCCAACAAACTTTCTAATACCGCCCAAACCCTTAACCGTGGTAACTATGCTGAAATTATGGATCAAACCATGTCAGCTTTAAACATCGAGAAGTTACGACCGGCTTTTGAGCATTATTCCGGCGCTTTTGGGCCTGAAAAATATGACTATGATGCTATCCAGGCTGCTCGTGGCAAGGAAATGCCTCAATATTTCTATGACTATCAAACTTATTTAGCTACTAAGCCATTGCTAGGTGAGCAAATTAGAAACTTCTTAGGTGGCAGTATTACCCCTGAGAGCATGAAAAAAGTTGATTCCTTTATTGCTCAAGATGATAGACGCATCTCTGCCAAGCAAAGAGAGGCAAATCTTAATACTATCTTTACCCTTCTGCAGGCTGAGGGCGCTAAATTAAAGACTCATAATCTAAACGTTCAAAATGTTCCAGCTACCCAACAAAACACGGCTGCTTTAAACAAAATTAATGATTTGCCATTAGGCCCTGGTGCTGCCTCCTCTGAAGGTATTGCAGGCAAAAGCGGCAAACAGTACTCGATGCAAGAAATCCAAGCCTTGATGGATAAATATGGCCTCACCAAAGAAGAAGTCCTCGATGGCTTAAAGAGGACAGGCTAATGGTTGATTTACCTGTAGAAGCACAGCAAGAATTTGAGCGAATGGCAGCGGCTAAGTCCAGCCAGGGCTCCTTCTCTCCCGAGCTTTTGGCTGAATTAGAGGGCATGAAACAACGAAAAATGGCCAAAGCTCAAGGCTCCAGTCTTTTAGATAAACTTGGCTCCTTTATAACCGGCACAGCTGGCGGCATTCTATCAGCGGGGGCTAAAACTGCATTAGGCGCGGCTAGCCTTCTTCCTGAAACTGCAGGCCCCGGATTGTTTGGCGAAGGTATTAATAGACTTTCTAAATCCGGTGAAACGCCACAGCAAGCCATGAAGGCAGACTTGCAGCCAATCATTGATGCATTTAATAAACAATATGGTAGCAATCCTGTTGCGCAAGGATTTTCTAGCGCCGTAGAGGCAATTCCTTATGCAGCAGGTCCTGGTGAAGTAGAGCTTCCGGAAGCTTTAGCCAAGTTGGCATCTAAGATGCCTAGAGGGTTGCAATCATTGACCAAGGCAGCTACTGGCACATTAAAAGCTGCTCCTATTAATGCAGGTTATGGCGCGCTTTCTTACAACCCGGATGAGACAACTCCTGAAAAGGCATTGCAAGGTGCGCTTGTGGGAACTGCCATTAAAGGCGCGTTTAGTGGTGCCGAAGGCCTTGTTAAGGGCGTCTCAAATAGCGGAAAGCAAATATTAGATGCATTGAAAATATTGAAGGAAGAAAAAGTTCCTGTTACTGCCTCGGATGTATTAGGCCCTGATTCTATTCTTGAAAACTTTCAAAAGAACTTTTTAACCAACTTTATAGGCTCTGGCCAATCCACCAAATTTAAGAGAGCTATTAAAGCCGTGAAAGGCAAAGCAGGGGGAGTGCTCAATAAATTACTGGGTGGAGAAGATATTGATTTTGTCCTAGATAATGTAATTGACAGAATCAAAGGTAGATTTAAAGATGACAGTAAAAAAAGTGGTGAGCTTTACGACTTAGTGGAAGAACATATTGATAAAAACAATATTCCTTATGATGACCCGCTTACACGACAGGTTGCTAAAGACGAGCTGGCGAAATTAAATGAAGGTGCAGCGCAAGAAGGTCCGTTATTAGAGAACACTCAATTGCGGCAAATATTGACCAAGCTAGCACATGAGCCTGAAAACTTAAACGCTTTAGGCGACAGAAAGTTATCAAAAGAAGAAGCAACTAGAATGCTAACTGGTGAAGGAGCGCTTCCTAAGCAGGGTAAAAAATACAAGCCCTCCAAGTTCGCCAAATCCAAAATTTATACCTTAATGCAGGAAGAGAAAGACCCTTATACTCGGGGCGTCTACAATCGTCTTTATAAAGCGCGCAAAGCTGATTTGAAAAACATTGCAGAAAATTCAGGCGATGAAAAGCTAAAAGGCTTAATGGGGGATGCTGACAAATTCTTTAAAGAAGACATGGCCAAGTATCGCCATAAAAGCGTGAAACCTTTCTTATATGATATAAAAACACCCCAAGATGCTTTTAGAACATTTGTAAAAAGTAGCGTTACTGAAAACCCTAAATTCTTAGAGAATTTTACAAAACTATTAGACCCTACCGACAAATCACGTATTGCAGGCTATATGCTAAAAGACGCAATTAATAAAGAAGATGGCACGATAAAAGCAGGTCGTTGGCAAACCATCTGGGACAATATTGGCAATAGAACAAAAGATATGTTGTTCAATCCAGAAGATAGAAAAGAGATTGACCGAATATCTAAATTAGCCAAGCTCTCAAAGACAGCCAGAGAAGCGCTAGAAACCCCAAATACAGGCGTTACAGCTACGCGAGGCGGTGCCACTTTGGCATCGGCCGCTATGATATCAAATGCATTAAAAGATATAGCCACTGGAAACTTTAAAGGCGCTGTCTCATGGGGGTTGCCTTTTGTCGCGGCCCCTGTGGCCCAAGAAGTCATAAACAATCCAGCCTTCTTAAAGATTATTGCGCTCCTAAAAGACGCTCAAGAAAGGGGCTTAATGAAAAACTCAGGCGCAGGCGCGCTTACTAACCAAATTGTGGGGCAATAAATGGCCATATATGCAGTAATACCAGCGAATCAGAAATATTACGTTCTAGATATCGACGGCAAGCCAGCGGTTAACGGTAAATTAGTAACTACCAATACCTTAACTGGCGCACCCTTGGCGACTTATCAGGATGTAGGCTTAACTATCCCTAATGACACTGAAATGACACTTAATGAGCAAGGTGCGCCAAATGCGCATGTTTATTGTAAGGTCGGAGATGGACAGCCTTTATATACATTCACAACTTTTGACAGATATGGAAACCTAATCGATGAAATCAAAAATTTCCCTACAAACGGTTCTGGTAGCGGTGGCGGTGATGTCATTGTCTATAACGATAATAACAATCTTTTTATAAACCCTCAGTTCAATACTTGGCGGTTAGGTACTTCATTTGATAATACAACATTACCAACTGGTATTACGCCAATTGCTGACGGCTGGTACTACACAAGGGCTAATACATCCGCTACTGTAACCATCACGCGAGAAGAGTTTGACGCAGGCGAAAATGCGGTTCCGTTCTCGCCGGCATATTTTCTTCAATACTCTTGCTCTTCTGCAGCTGCTGACAGTAAAAACTGGATTGGTCAACGCTTTCGTTCCGTTCAAACCTTAAATAACCAGCAAGTTACCATGAGCGCCTATATCAAAACTATCGATATAGGAACAGCTTCTGAGATAATCTTTTATGTGATTCAGCATTTTGGTACTGGCGGAAGCGCAGATGTTATTACGCCCTTTGATACAGTAGCTATTGATGATACCTGGCAACAATACACTTCTACTTTTACAGTGCCGGATGTTGCCGGAAAGAGCATTGGTATCTATGGCGATGATTACGTTGAATTTGCTTACAAGCTAAAGTCAGACCAAGTAATTGAGGTAGGCTTTGCAGATAGCGCTCTTCAAACTGGAACAGGGTCTGGTATTGATTACCCATACATTTCACCTCAACAGCAATATGCGCAATTACCTAATTTTACAAACGGTATCAATATCATTGAGATTGGCGCTGACAACACAGGCAATACTGATGTTACGCCATTCTTTAACGCAGCTCTTAAGTTCTTAGATTTCATTCCTGAGAAAAGATTATATTTCCCTGAAGGTCGTTATTTGTTTTCAACACGGCCTAATACTATCCCAACTAATTTATTAATGTATGGTGATGGGGCTGCTGTTTCTATTCTAGTTAGAGATTATGTTGAAGCAACGCCTGACAATGGCTTTATTGAGTTAGATACTAATGAGAACTTGCACCTTGAAGTAAGAGGGATAAGTATTATTGCAGCTACCGGCACAACTGGCGGTACAGGTGTCTTCTTTACATCCGATACCACAACCTCTTCTATTGCTCCAACTGTTTCTGACGTCACCATTACCGGCGAAGGAACAGGTACATTTGCTTATGGTATCGCCTTAGATGGCTCCAATAATGATACCGGAATCGTGGACGCTTTGATTGATGTTAGCGTGGATGCATGTACTACCCAAAACGTTTTCTTGAAATGCGTTAAGGCAAGCGCAATCACTTGTAATACAATTCAAGGCGGTGGCTCAGTTAACTTAATTACCTTAACAGGCACCAACACAGGTGCTAGACGATGCCAAAACATTCAATTAAATGTTCCATCATCAAGCCCTACGATTGCTTTTGACTATGCAAACAATATTAATGTAAGTTGCCCGCAAGCATTAACGGTTACAAACACAACGCACTCAACCAATATCTCATTTTTTGGTGACGTGACGAACAAAGATAGAAACAGCACAACCTTTCAATACATTGGACAGGCTGATTTTACAAATATTCAAAACGTAAATGGCTACGCAAAATTACCTGGCGGAACGATTATGCAATGGGGATTATTTGTGGTTCCAGATACGGGCGGCTCTCATACTGTTCCTTATCGAATTACATTTCCAAATGCGCCTTACAACATTCAAATTACGCACTATAACCCTGGCGGTTCATACGATTCCGACTCAGCAATCGTATTAGCGGCTGGCACGAGTGATTTTACCATGGGGACACCAACAAGCATTGCAGGTAAGCAATTCTTTTGGTATGCAATTGGACATTAACTTAGGAGTTTAACATGACATATAATGCATTTTACAAATACAACATCCCATCTCAGATTTCGCCAGAGGCGCCTACTGAATGGCGTAGCGTGACGCTTGGTCAAAACTTTGTGGCCGCAAATCCTCAAGACCCAAGTAAAACAGTGGTAGTACCGAGCCGAGTATTAAATGTTTACTTGCCAACTGGAGTGCAAGGCGATAACGCAATTATTTATGAAGCAGTCACGGGTGTTACTTGCACTTATTATCCTGCTTATAACGGCGTTCATTTAGTAAGAGCGAATAAGATTATTTCAATCGGTGTTGATATTGACTCAACCACGTTCCAATGGGGTACCTAAAATATGTTTCCCTTTTTCCCAACAATTTGGATGGCGATAGGTCAATTACAGACCGACACTCACCCTCCTGAAGTTCAGGTATATGCCTTTGATGAAGACACCATTTATAGTGCGACTGTATCGCCATCAGACGCATATATCTACAACCATATAACGTAAGCTAGGAGTTTTGAATGGCTACTCGCATCCTTAGACAATGGGCAATAGTTGAAGGAAACTTAACGCCTACCATTGCAGCTTTAACGGCGTTAGACGTCACCGGATTTCACAGCGGCGTTATCGCAAGCGTGAGCGAAGATGGTAATAAAAATGGTCTTTTCCAATATAACTCAACATCAACCGCCACAGCAGATGGAATTAACATCATCCAGCCCGCCGGGATTATTGGTAGATGGCTAAGGTTAACCTTACCTCCTTCCCCTATTTTCACGGTAGGTTCTAGTGGTAATCCATTTTTTGGCGCAGTACATTTTAATGATACATCGCTAGCAGGCCTAACGGTTAACCTTTTAACGAGCGCCCAAATAAGTGCTATAGACCCTACTCTTAATAAAGGCTCTATTGTATTTAATACTAATTCTAATAAATTTGAAGGCTCAAACGGCACTACCTGGAACACAGTTGACACAGGAGGCGATGTCACAGGGCCTAACGCCAGCTTTACAAATGAAATTCCTATTTTTGCTGATAATACGGGAAAGGTATTGGCGCAAAGCGGATGCGGAATTGACCCAGCAACATTGGTCATTAATTCTCGCGGTATTGATTTTACATATGATGTAGGTGGTTACCCAGGCGTTCGCTGCCTGAACGCAACCTTAGCTCAAATTTCTGCCTTTACTCCTTCAACTTATAGTGGTGCGGTAACATATGCTACAGACCAAGATAAACTTTATTATGCATCCACTACTGGCAGCTGGATACCTTTAGGAAATGTTACTGGCGCTACAAGCCCAACATCAACGTCCATTGCTATATACAGCGATACTACTGGTCATAATCTTGGTAAGACTGGTATCACGGTAGGTAGCTCAGGCGCGGCTACAGATGTCATTAGCGCTAAAGGTATTAACTTTAGCAATACAGCAAATCCCGGCCTTCAGTTAAAGAATTTAACGACAGCGCAGATTAATGGATTAAGCGCTTTAACGTATGCGGGGGCAATGGCCTACTCTACAACTGATAGCAACATCTACTACTCAAATGGTAGTACATGGACAACAATTAGTAGCGGTTCAACGCCTTTGTTTGGTTATGTAACAGTAGGTACAGGTGGCCAATATGCGAAGATGTCTGATGCATTATCCGCCGGTAAGACGAAATGGATTGCCGTTGGTAACTTTACTGAAACTTCCGATGTTAACTTTTTTAACAGTGATGATTACGCTATGATTTGTAATCCTGGGGTCTCAGTTACGTTCCAAAATGCTTCAATTGTTTATAACAATGCGTTATGTAATTTCTATTGGAGCGGCGGAAAGCTCAATTATTCGTTTACTGTTTCTCCTGGCAATACTTCATTTATTAAATATCTTGGAACAGGTAAGGGGCTATATCAATTTAGTAACTGCATCATACAAGACTTTAGCACTTATCCTGATTGTTATTTTAACGAAACGCCGGTCTCTGGCTCTTCTCAAGTATTTACAAATGTTCAATTTATCCCGGCGAATATTAGTGGATGCGGCCCTATCATTGGCGCAGGCAGCACAACCGGTCTTGAGATAACTGGGCTTGGTAGTTCTTGTGAAAAATGCCTGACCTTATCGGGTGGCGTTGTTTCAGGCGTTAGAATTACAGGAACCTTCTCAACTGGTAATACAGTTATTGTAAGTGATGCCGTATTATCAAATATGTATGTTGGTTCTCCGACGACTACGCCGTCTATCAAAATACAAGCTTTAGGAAACTGTGTAATTCAAAATGTAACAGCTAAAAGTACTGCTGGCGTCAATATGATTTGTGCGGGTGCTGGGGTGTCCATCTCTAATCTTATCTCAGGTAATAATGGTAGCTTATATGTAGGTACAGGCAGCAATGCATTAGTAGTTTCAAGCTCACAATTTGCAAGCGCAACCTTTACAAATAGTGTTGCTGGGGTAAGACATACTATTCGAGATACGTATTTCTTCCAGACCTCTACTTTAACGGTAAATACACCCGCGATTATGTTTGATGGTTGTAACTTTGACTGCGATGTATTTATCACAGCAGACCAAGTTTCTATAGTTAACTTCCAAGTAGGGGTCCCTGGTGGCTCTGTGAAGACGATTACAGTTGATACCTCGATAGTAGGTGCCGCTCTTCATATGGGTTGGACCGAAGCGCCGGTGGTTAATAACGGTTCGACGCCTTATGACTGCTTAGCTGTAAGAGAGTGGTCATAGCATGAGCGCTACTTTTCTATCAAATATGATTGGGGGGAATGTCAAGCATATTGCCATTCCTCCCAATCTTACGCAAGTAACGACCAGCGGCACATCGACGGTAACGATTGCTTCGACAACTATCCCCGGCTCAAAGATGCCATTTACGGGCAATAGTGTTAACTGGAGCGGTTACGCTGCATTTGTTATCACAAATAGTCCGGGCGATTTTACTTACCAAGTTGTGATTAATTCTGTGCATAGGTTAACTTTTACGCTTAATAATGCATTGGGGTATAACCAAAAAGCGGCTGGTAATTGGGATATACGATTTGTACGAAAAGATGCTTCAAATTGCTTTGCGTTTATTAATGTCTGTTTAGAAAGAGAGTATAAAACAAACTGTTATGAATTTGGGCAGCTGGTGGGGGCCGACATCATTATGCGAATTGATGCAACGGTAAATGATGCCGCTAATAGCATTACCTCCTTATATAACGTAACAATGCAGCCAGAGTGAGGGCTAAATGAGTTCTACAATTATATCGAACACGATTAGTGGCAACGTAGGAAGTATTGCGATTGCACCTAATTTAACGCAAGTCACAACTTCTGGAACATCCCTAACTACGATTGCCAATATCGCTATTGCAGGCGGGTATCGACCAAATAATGGTGATCAAGTAACATGGTCTGGCTTCTCCACTGTTGATATTGGTGTAGCCGGAGGTTGGACATTTCAGTTTTATCTAAATGGCGTAATTGCCGTTAGTCATTCAACATCATCGGGTGTGGGAACCACAGGCGGTAGTTGGGAATGTAAAATTGTCCAAAAAGACCCTAGTTATGCATTAATTAATGTAACTTTAATAATGGACAGAGAAGTTGAGACACAAGCCTATGAGTTTGGGCAACTTGCAGCGGCGCCAGTTAACTTAAGATTGGATGCAGCGGTGAATAGTACCTCTAATAGCATCACTTCTTTATATAACGTTTTACTCTATCCACAATAAGGAAACTATATGAGCAGTACTTTTATTTCAAATATGGATGCGGGTAACGTTTCACATTACCTTTACTTAGCTAATATTACCCCTACTAGCACATCAGGAACGACGCCTACAACAATTGCGACGATTACCGTACAGCCTGAGGTTTTTCAAGAACCAGGGCAAATGATTACCTGGAAAGGTATTTTAAAAGCGGATGTGGTTACTCCCGGCGCCTTTACCATAAAGATTAAATCCAATTCCGTTGATGGGCTTATATTTACAACAAGTCTTTTATCTACTAAAGGGGGCACCTGGGAAGTTAGGATGACACGAAAAGACTCTGCTAATTGCATTCAATTAATGCATGCATTTCTAGGGGTTTACCAGGAGCCGGATGTTGTTATAAGAGCTATTGGCGATACTGTGCCTATTACATTTGATATAGAAGGCACGGTTGATAATGCTTCTAATACATTAACCGCTGTTCAAAGCATTCTTGTTCAGCCATAGGGGGCGTTATGACTCAATTTATTCCTTTTGCAAACCCTGGTAATTACAAGCCGAGTGCGGCGCCGGTCACAGACGCCACCGGATACTCGTTTCTTCTTATTAATGACACAACATCCGTTCCAACCACAATTGCTCCTGGTAATTTACCAACAAGTGCCGGCGTTACTACTATCAATAAAAACTATACGACCACCACAGTTACCGGGACATCGGAGCAGGACATGCATACTTATACTTTTCCTGCTGGCACGTTCGCAACAGATGGAGATACCTATTATTGGAATGGCGCGATAAAAACTATTGGTACAGCCGTTTCAGCTACAAATACATTTAGATTATATCTGGATGGTACCGTTATTCAGACGATTAACTTTACCAATCAAGGCACTGCTACCGCAGGTTCTGGAGGATGGAATCTTACTTTGCAACGCAAAAATTCTACAACTTTAACTTTCTATTCAAATTTTTTAGGGCAAAGAGCATCTGGAACAAACTTTCAGTGGGGGACGGCTGATACCCAAACTGTAACTCTTTCCGGAAGCTTTATTATAAAAGTAACGGGGCAATGCGGCCAAAGTGCTGGAACAATGTCGACATTAATGTCTATTTTAACGAAGGCGTAAAAAAATGACACAATTTATTCCATTTGCAAATCCAGGCGGCTATAAGCCTTTGGCAGCTCCTGTAACCGACCCGACAGGTTATTCATTTTTATTGATAGACGATACAACCTCCGTGCCTACAACAATTGCGCCAGGGGATTTGCCAGGGGGAAGCCTTCCTTTCGTCACAATTGCAAATTCTGGAGGGCAATATACATCGATAGGAGATGCGATTGCTGCTGGAAAGTTTAACATGTATGTTTTAGATGCATGCACAGAAACAGCCGATGTGAACATTACTACAAATGGGGATTACTATATTTCTTTTGCGCCAAATGCATCAGATGATTTTTCAACATATCAAATAAACATAGCAACGGGTGTTACCGCTAATCTTAAGATGCTAAATCCCAAGATAACATATGCCTACTCGGCTTCGAAAAATTTTATTACTTATAGCGGTACCGGTACCGGCAATTTATTTATTGAAGGTGCGATAGTTACAAACAACTCTACTGACAACCAGTGCTTTTTCAATGGTCTGCCTGCATTTGCTGGGCCGCGCCAACAATTTGTTAACTGTAAGTTTTTCTTACCTAATTATGCCGATGGGGGGATCCGGATTGGCGTGGGCTCTTCATCAGGGCTGGAGTTTGTCAGTGGGGGCAGTAGTTGTGCCGGAGCAATTTCGACGGGGAGAGCCTTAATAAATGGCCTCCAATTTAGTGGTAGCGTTTGGAGTGGCGACACAATAGGTTCATTCATTTCGTCTGCAATAAGTGGCCTTTTCGTTTCCTCAGAAACCGGAACTCCGTTAACGCGTATTGATGTTTGGGCCGATTGTTCTTTATCAAATGTAGTGGCTGAAGGCACTAGTGGTATTAAAGTCGTTTTATTCTCTGATTCTGTTTTATCTAACTTTAGTTTAGGTAGTTCTGGCCAGTTTTTCTTAGGATTTAGCTCTGGCTCCTGTACCATCTCTAATGGGAAAACGCCTCAGGGCTTTATAACCACAAGTGGAGGGCAGGCAAAATTTAGTAATGTTAGATTCTCAGATGGAGACTGTACTATTCAGGCCCCTGGTTCATTATTCGTAAATTGCGATTTTGATGCCAGCGCTGTTGTGAGTGCAAATAACGTTCAGATGTGCAACATTAATTGTGGCGCAGCGGGAGGTAGCACTAATACGGTCACTCTAGTCTCCGGTGTAGAGAATTGCTCCATTGTTAACGCAAACGTAGAAATTGCCCCCGTTGATGACAGCGGGAACGCGACCAATAATATCGCTTATAAATTATGGGTGTAGGATGAGTAATTTTGATGCATTAAAAAACGTTGTTAGAACAGTTGCGCCAGCCCTAGCAACTGCGCTTGGGGGCCCTGCTGCTGGTGTTGCCGTGGCATCGCTTAGCAACCTTCTTCTAGGTAAATCTAACGGCTCTGTAGACGAAATAACCCAAGCCATCAGTAATGCTAGTCCCGAAGTGTTAGTGAAGCTTAGAGAGCTTGATTTGCAGTTACAGCAGGCTCAGTTTGCAGAATATCAAAATGCTAGAGAGCGGGAGAAGGCATTTATCCAGGCGGGAAAGTACGACTGGACAATGACTGCGATTGTGGTTTTTATTATGATGATGTGGGCAGCCGTTGTCTTTTTAAACATGTACATACCAGACGGTACGGAAAAAGAAACCCTTAAGGATATTTCCACCTTCCTGGGTATTGTCATAGGTTATTATTTTGGAAACAGAAAATGAGGTTAAAATTATGGGTGTACTTACAACTAAAGCGCGCAACAAATTGCCTAAATCAGACTTTGGATTGCCGGGCAGTAAAAAATTTCCAATGCCGGATAAAAGTCACGCTGCAAATGCTAAAGCTCGCGCTACACAAATGGAGGATAAAGGGAAACTTAGCGCTTCGTCGGCTGCGAAGATAAAGGCGAAAGCAAATAAGATTCTTGGGAAAGGTAAGAAAAAGTAAATAAAAAGCCGGCTATGACACCGGCTTCACTTCAACACTTGCAATCAAAAGGGACATTTAAATAATATCACTTACTGGTTTTCTTTTCAACTTTTCTGCCTCTTAAGGACTTAAAAGGGTCGCTTTCAGGTGTTGGGTCTTCAGATGCTTCAAAGAGCCTATCCAAAATTTCTTTGTTAGCTTTTGCAGTATCAGAAAAAACTGCCTCTTCTTCTTTTAGATAGAATGTATATCTTAAAACCTTTTCTTCAGTATTACGTTCTTTTTTAGCTATCATGGTTTGCTCCTCATTTTGTCAAAGGTTTCGATACATTCTTTAAATATTGCCATACTCTCCTCTACTTTTGTTTTTCCTAAATAGGTGTTGTAGTATTTTTTGTGATAATTTGAAAATCCCTCTATGTCATCCATATGAGGTAATTTCTCTCGTACCCGAAGGTAATGTATGCGGGTCATTGCTGTTGCATAACGCAGATTGCTAATTAATCTAAAATCCGAGATGACATCATTGGGCAGATCACAGCCTTTCACAATTCTTTCGCCCAATACTTTATTATACGCTAAGTAGTTATTCCAAATGTCGGCATGTGTTGCAGGCTCCATTTGGTAAATACCAAGCGCTGGACCTTTAACTTGTTTTAAAAACGAACCATATCTTGACTCTATACCGGCCGTTCCGGCAAGTAAGATAATAGCAGAATCGCTTAATAACCCGATACTATATAAGGTTGGTTCAATGACCGCGTCTATGAGCTGAGGGAGATTTATTCCCATCGATAATCTCTCTTTTATGTTTCAAAGTATTATTTTAAAGAAAAAGCAGATCTGAGGCAAATTTAATTGACATTAATTAAGGCGATGATAAGATGACGGCGTATTAAATAACTGATACATGCGTTGGCCGATGCATCTCCTGCATCGGTCCTTTTTAGATTACCATCTCAATGTATGATGCTTAATAAGACTTCTTGATTCATCGCGACCATGTCTAGCCCACCAGTCATTTAGACCAGGAACCATTTCGCAATAAAGCTCGTCACAGCCATTCTTCCTAAGTTGCTTCATAACTTGATGAAGCATGCTAGTCACCGCGTTAAGGCGTTCTATTGCTTTTATTTCGATTTCAGATTTGGGCTCTTGTTGCGCAGCCCACATATCAGTATATGGCATCTTTATCTCCCAAGCCGTTTTTTATCATTCATTTGATGATGAGCCCACCATTTTTCTAATTCTGGATATGCCTCACATAGGTCTTTATCTAACTCTAAAGTTTTCAGCTCGGTCATTACAGAGCATAGTAGTCGTGTAACATGGTCTAAATTCGCTAAAGCCGTCTTTTCGGTTTCTGATTTTGCTATTTGGGTTGATACCCACATATCGTTGCAAGGCATTTTCATCTCCTTTTTGGTTTAGGTATTTTTCTTTGTTTTCGAGCCAATCATGGAATTGATATTCCTTGATTTCGCAAGGAATTATACAGCCTTTGTGCTCCATGCCCAATAACGCTTCTTTAGATAATCTTTCTATTTGATACTCATTCATTGGATAAATCTCAGCCGTTAAAGAATGCTCATCGCAATAAAACATTTTAGAATGAAGACCATACTGAAACGGAAGGGCTATTTTTACTATTGGGCATTTACTCATATTGCCTCCTAACATATTATGCATTGCTGCTTAATTTCTTCTATTTTACGACGTCTGCGCATATCTTCCAATTCTTTATCAGAAAAGAAAGGTGCCAAGCATACGGGTTCTGGTCGCTTAGCTTTTTTTGCGAGTCTTCGATGCGCTTTTTTTACTTCTACCATTTCCTCTGGCTCAATAGATGCACTTAATTCAGCCGGGGCCGGCAAAGATTTCCGAGCTTTTCTAAGAATTGTTTTTTCAAACTCTTCTCTTTCTCTTTTTCTTTGTAGAAATTTCTTTCTTTTCATGGCCTCATCGGCAAAAATAAAGCGCACAAAGATATCTACATCTTCATATGCGAGAAATGGACTTTTTTTTTGAACATTAATGTTCTCGTTATCGTCATCATCATCTACAATGGCTTCATCAAATCCAAAAATAATCCTTACTTTTTCAAAGTTAGCTTCTTGGAAGTTACCATGAGAGTAAATAAGATTCGATAATATGAATTTACAAATATTAATTGTAGACTCTAAATCATTAATTGGGTTTGTAATGTTATCGACATTATCTATATTTCTATAAAGCGAGTCGCTTTTGCCAGCCTCAAACTTTAATTTACAAAGTTCAAGCAGATAGATATAGCTATGTCCTTCATTTCCTAGCCACCAGGTATTGAAAACAGCACTGGAAGCCATGAGAAATGATTTCATATCTACGGAATATCCATCATCATCGCATTCTCTATTAAAGTTCAAAGGTAACCCTCTAGGTTCTGGCGTGCTAGGTAAGGCAATGCCAAGACCAAGTTCCAGGGCGCCAAAAAGGGTAATATTTCGTTTATCATTATTTAAGATGGCTGGCATTATATTTTGCCATTCGCCGTTATCGTCTCTTACCTGTAGGACAGAATGAACATTAAGTTCTGAGTGTAACATGATTGCAGTCTCCTAGTTAAGTTAAAGTGTTTTGTGCTCCTTGCTCCTTATTAAATCATTTTTAAGAGTTAGTTCTCTATCGCTATCTTTTTCTGGATCAAAGTCTAATTCAGTCAAGATTGGATCTTCTTTGGCACAACTTTCCTTCTATTTTTTTATAATATGCATATTGATTAGACATCACTACATTGCCTTCATCAACCGCCTTCATAGCTTCGAAAAAATTCATAACACCTTCTTTCTTTATTTAACATAATAACCTAAACTATTATTAACACGGCCAATCCCTCTTCGTGATTTCACGTACGGGTTGGTTCTCTCTCATTTATCTAGTTTTGCCTTCATGTAATCTTCAAATGTTTTAAGCGCAAATTCGTAACCGACTATGGAGTCAGCAATATCTTGTATTTTTGCCTTCATAAGCCTTAATTCGCTTTCGCGCATCATCGATTTATCCAGCTCTTCTTGAACTTTGCGGACCCGGAAATTAAATTCATTAAAAACAAAAAGCATCCACGCACAAAGTACACCCATTAAAAATACTAGTATTGATAAAATAATCATTAAAACTCCCATAAGTTAATAGCGTGTTTTTCATATAATTCATGAACGTGGCCCGAAAGTTTATCAAGTAACAATTCTTGTTCTTCGGTAAGGTTTTCATACTTTCTATAATATCTAAACATTTCATGTATATCCGAAAGAAGTAATGTCAATTTACCAATAAAAATGATTTTTCTTAATTCTTGTTTGTCATCGAAATCATTTAAATCAAATTCTAATGTAGCCTTCATACTTATCCTTATAAGGTGAGACTAGGCAGGAATTGCACCTGCTATTTGTTATAGTAGGAATCAAACCCACCTCTGATAGGCCTGCCAGCCTCTGCTTTTTCACTAAGCTATATAACTTCATTAATAGCTTTCACCACCGTTACTCACCATTTCTTAGCGTTTCGCTGTCAACGCCGCTAGTCTCATAAGTTAGATTAATCCCAAAAAAATACAGTTTCATGAAGCGTCCATGCATAAGCCAAGCCAAGGCATGCAATAAATATGGCAATAATTGCCAGAAGTCCATGATGTCTAAAATTTAAAACGGCAATATATCCAATTGCAACTGATACAACCACGCTTAATATGCAAATTAAATTTTTAATAAAGTCCATGCTTTTTACCTACCAAGGAATGTCATCATCTTTAAAAGCCTCAGCCTTAGGCGCTTCTGCTTTTGCAGCGTCTTTAACAGGCGCTAAATAATGCCATCTTACGCGCTCTCTTAATTCCGGATCATTCTTATCAACTTGGTATTTAAGTCTAACTTTTCCTGAAAGGCCAATGTACTTATTGCCGTCAAATTCACCGATAATATTGTCTTCTTCTCGGCCAATAGATTTTAGTAAAGATTTAATTTTAGATGCAGTAAATTCCACATTAGGAATAAGATAATCATACTGTTGACCTCTTTTGCCTTTGCAGTCCCAAATAGTGAGCCCTAGGACGCCCATAAGTTTACCACTTGACTTAGAAGCCTTTTCTTCATAGCTTATAATCTCAAAGTTACCTTCGCCTTCTTCAAAAAAGCGCGTATTTTCTTCTACCTCAGGTGTATATCTGATTACCATTATTTAGATCCTCTCTCTTTATTTTCTAACAAACTCGTAATTAAATAATGTAGCTTTTCCATCTTCTTTGCAACTTTTTGCAAATCTTCAACAAGAATATCTCTTTCGCCTAATTCTTTCGCAACATACTGGAAGAGAACTGCTACCGCTTGACTAAACCCCTTATCATTATCTGATAAATGGTCAAACATGTCTTTTTCAATGCTGGTCATTACCATGGACAATTTCCTTAATGCAAATCTTTATCTGTGATGCTTAAAATGTCTTCTTCCTCAGAGCCTATCACAAAAGTTAAAGAATGCAAAAAAGCTGAAATGACTTTTGTTGAGCAATCATTTGCGTTTCTAATTAAGTTTGTATGTTGCATCATTATCTCACTTATAGCTGGAGTTATCTCAGTAAACAACACGCAAAACTTCTCCTGCATTTCTACAGTTTCTTTAACGATATCTTTAGATAACCCTGAAGCTATCAATTGTTTTTTAAATGCCTTTATTCCCAACTTAATAACATCATATTCCTTGCCAGTTTTCTTTATAGCCATATTATGTCATTTCCTTTTCTTTATTTGCATTAATTTGCTCTTTAAGAAATGCTATACATTTTTGGCCATAAGCTCTTGGCATTTCATCTATACTAGAAGCTTCCGCCTTATCTAACCATTTAGCAACCGTTTCATCCGGCACTTTAAATACATCAATCAAATGCATTAATTCTTGGTACTCAGCTTTTGTGATAAATTCTTGAGAAACAGCTTCACGTTCAATAACATCTTTCCCATATTTTTCAGCAATGGACTGATAGTTAAACGGAAATTGCATGCCTTCTTCGAAAGTTTTGATTCTAGTCTTTTTAATAATTCCAACCCTCTCTCCTCCACGTTTCTCTATTTCTATAACCAAATCAAACAAATAATCTAGTTTTTTATAGCAATCAAAAGTTTGTCCCAAGACAGCTAAGTTTGCACCATATTCATTTTTTGCATGGCTTGTAATGATAACGTTCATGTCAAGTCTTAGTAACAAATTAAGCAAACGTTTCATATATTTATTAGCTTCATTATAATGGCGGCCAAATTCTGTCCCAACTTTTTCCGAAGCTTTATCAATCAAGTTTTCATAAATAGTTGTTAAAGGGTCGATAACCAATGTTTTGTAATCATGCTTTGTTGTTAAGAGAGCTTTTATTTCTGTAATGAGCTCATCGTAATCTGTAGTTTGAAAAACTGCGCCGCCTTGTTTTTCTAATAGCTCAACATATTGTGCATTTTCGGAACCCTTTTCTGTATCAATAAGATAAGGGGCTGGGAATTGGATTGCGCAAGTTGTCTTACCAACGCCTGCCTTACCATAAAATAAGGCTTTCAATCTTTTTTTAACCTCAGTAGGTTTTTTCCCTCTTAATGCCATTAGATAAGCCCTCTCATTATTACTGCAAGCACTAAACTAACACTCGTAGCTGCCAAGGCTTGGGTTGACCAAGAGATTAACTTCTTGAAACGTCTTTGACGTCTGGCCTTTTTCTCTATTTGTATATAAGTTGTTGCAATCATAATTTAACTCCTTTAAATGTTTAAAAAAATGCAGGCCCATTTCCCTCTCTAAAAAATAAGCCTGCAAACGTGGGGCAATTTTAGACGCCATAGGCGATATATCGGGCTCCCACTAGGCTTTTAGGACGCGTAGGAAGATAGCATTCTTTCATAACCGTACGTCTCTATTTTTGCTTCTACAAAAGATTTTAAAACTTCTTGCTCGGCTTGTTTTATTTGTGCCCAGCATTCTCTCGCTACAGTTTCGCAGATTGTTGTACTTATCATTGTAAGCAAAAGCTTACCTGCTCTGGAGTCATTCTCTTCTAGTTTTTCCTGTAGCTGTTTATTATTATCGCCGCTTCGCTGCAAGAAGATCTGTTGTTGCTTTTTAATATGGTCTAAACACATGTCTTGAATGTCTTGAACCACACAACTCCAGATTTCTTTGTCAGCCAGTACTTCGGGCGCAAGCTTGAGGGCGATGATATCGACATCACGGTCTATATCTATTCCGGTCGGTTTTCTCCAACCACTATTTATGTACTGCTGCTCTAGAAGTTCTTTGACTTCTTCGTAAATGGAGCTGTAAGGCAATTTCAGTTTCAACATGTGTTCATTCCGTATTGACAATTTCAGTATAGTAATGTGTAATGTAAGTGTCAAGCGTTTTGTGAAAATATTTCATAACGCAGGGAATTAGTATAAAAATTAACCACGATAGGTACTTACATGTCGGACAAAAAAAAGGGAGAATTGACCCTTAAACGCAGGCTAAAAGGGGTTAAAAACCAGACTCCAAGGATAGAAGCGGCGATGAAAGGCGAATATACATATTATACTGGCGTGCCTTGTAAGCGCGGCCATTTATCAGAGCGTTATACTAAAAATGCTAATTGCATTGAGTGCGGTCATTATCATCAAAAGC